CCTAAATTTTATTAACATTACTCTTTGCTTCATCCACCTGAACTGAAATATTAAATTTATCTAAGGAATCTTTATCACAGAAGATTCGCAACGTATCGTCTTTTCCAAGGGGAATTGTTGCTTCCCTCATTATTTCAGTATTAAATACAATCTTTGTAGGTGGGTCATAAAAATCCGTGTCAAAGAGCGCGTAGTAGTATTTAACGTTCATTTTTGGCGGACTCCACTTCAATAAACTTCTCTAGAAAATGGATGGCTTTGCGAATGTCATCAATACCACCCTTATCACGCCACCGTGCGATGTACTTTAGAGCCGTACCATCCAGGTAGCCAAGGCCCCACTCTGTAATCACATCCCACGGCTGGAGGTCACCATACTTCTTATAGTGATTCCCAGCGACTTGCTTTTCATTGGCTTTGGGTTGTTTATAACCCTGCATGTCGGCGATATCGTGTTCATTTACCATATCGTCTCTCCAGATACCCAAGTGAGACAGGCATGAGGTCAAATTCACCGTCATGTACTTCATGAAGCATCAGGCAACCACGCCAGTGCTTGTTCCCTTGTGGTCCCATGTAATCTTCGTCATGCTGATAACAACTCCCTGCAATAATGCTAGTTAATCGAGTTCCGTCCGCCCGGTGTCCTGTGGCGATTTGTAGACCTTGCTGATGACCGGCAACACAGGACATATGCTTTTTGTTAAGCTGTGCAGCGGCTGTAGTGCAAGGGCGACCGAGAACACCAGAGGTAAAATAGTGACTGTAAGCAATCCCGTCGATAACAACAACGTCGAGAAATGGATATACCTCCCAACCGAACTCTTTATACTGGAGATCCTCGATAGAGAGAACCCCATCTAGTTTCGGGTCGTTGTTTGTAGCCTTGACAATTCTTTGCTCATGATTGCCGAGAGTAAGAACAAGTCGTGGTAGGTACCTTTCTCGATGACCTTTACGAGCTTTGCTGTTATACTCTCGGAGAGGGGAGAGTAAATGTTCCATAGCTCGGTGTGTAGCTGCGATGTCATCTTTGTACCGTCTGCCTTCAAACGATTTAGTACCGACATCATAACTAGAGAGTGAAGGCATGTCTGCAAAGTCTCCTCCACAGATAACAACTTCCGGCTTTTTGTCAACGATGTACTGTCCAACTCGGGTGAGGTAACTCGTATCATGTGTGGGCTTTACTTGGCAGTCTGGTATATAAAAATGTTTAATCGTCAAACCCCCTTTCTTCGGTGTCATCAATTGAATTGAAAACATTCATGCCTTGAGCAGTCAGGAAATTAAGAGAGAAAGTAAGGAGTGCTTTCGCTTCCTCTGGACTGATGGACTGAGTAAATTTAATAGAACCATCCTCTTCAAATACAGGCACATCAATAATTTTCATTCTTGTTTTCCTTTTAGTAATTCGATGAAATGATCCAGGCTGATAATTGCTAGTGGAATATGCCTGTCCATCTTCACTACAACTAGTGGTTCGTGGTTGCCATGCTCCTTTGCCTGGGAATAATAGGTATGAATCTGGGACTTTGCTTTGGACTTGCATTCAATCTGGTAAGGAATCAGTTTGCGGGCCGCTGGGCTTAACTGAAGATCCTCACCTGATGCTCCCATGCTGGTGCTTCTTACATCGTCTGCTTCCAGTGCTGGAAATGCTTTAAGAAGTTTATCTCGGACATACTTCTGGAAATTCCTGCCTTTCGCTTTTGCGCTAGCTGGGGTCACCTATAATGTTCCTCCAATGATCGCCTAGTTTACGGTGAATATACACACACTGGGCATTAAGGTCTAATTCTTCTTCCGAAGAATACCGTCCAAGTACGGCTTCATAGCGTTCCCAATTGGACTCACACCCGTGTAGAATCCCGGCCGCTTTCTTAGGTCCGATTCCCCGGACACCTTTGATGTTGTCGGTAGTATCGCCAACCAATAGCTGATAAAAAAACCAATAATCCGCTTCCTCATTTGAGACAGTGTAGATTCGCTTTTCACGTACTACCTCGCCTAATCGTCGCAGTTCCCAATTATAGTGTAGTCCTTTAATTTGATTAAGGTCTTTGTCCAGATGTGCCAGGATGGTATCAGTGCACTCTAGCTGGCGGATACCAAGCATATCATCTGCCTCGATATCATCCGTCCAGTTAGCTTCCCACTTCTCTGTGATATACTGCTTTACTTCTTTTTCCCAAAGGGGTCTGTAGGAGGCTTTACGATTACCTTTGTATTCTGGGTAGACATTATATCGGAAGTTGTTATCCCCGGAAAACCAAAGCTCGTATTCAGTGGCTCCGGTTTCTGCAAGGATGTTCTCGATGAAGCTGTCTGCTCTTGTGCAGGCAACTTCAACGTCTTCTTCTTCTGCGCTTGCAGCACAGGCAAACGCGAGGTTATCGGCATCAATGAGCGCTCGCACTTACAGTAGTCCCAAAATTAGTAGTATAATGAATACGTTTAATGCCAACAGATCGAATAAGAGCCATACACTCAGAGCAAGGATGAGCCATACCAACCATACCCCCTTTGGTGTACCTTGTAACGTAGATTTCACTTCCTGCCAAATCTTCAAGGCGCTTTTCCTTTAACAGTTTTAGAATAGCAGCGGCTTCTGCATGTAGCGTCTCAGTACGAAGTAAAGAGGAGGGACGCCTACTATTGAATCCCGTAGCCAGGATACGCCCTCCCTTTACAATCACTGCTCCTAGCCGATGCTGCGCAAACTCCGATTTAAGAGCTTGCTTTGCAGCCATGCGAAAGCTCAAAAATCAAACTCCCGTTTACGGTGTTGTGAAGTGAGCATTACTTTCAGCCGGTACTTTCCGTTTGCCACAGGGAATCTTTCGGTGCTAACACGCTTCTTGTGGTAGTAAGCCCAATTCTTCACTGCGATAAACATCCTGTACATATCAGCGTATTCCATAGGATGGGTGAGAATATAATCACCCACCTTTTTTAGATGCTTACTGAACCCATACTTATCAGTAGGGAACGTCTTCGATAGCTGATTCCATCTTAGCCATGTTTTCTTCGGCGCCGACTCCGTAGACATAATCAACAAACTCCTGTGCGACAGATAGAACATCTTGAACGCTAGGGGGTGTCTTCGCACCAGTGGTAAGCAGTTCTACTGCATGACCGATACTAGACTGCTTGACAATAAGCATCTGGCGTAGCTTCCGCTCTTCAGATGTTTCGTAGTTGCTACCAGTTACCTTGCCACCACCATAGGCTGGCTTAGCTGCGGCGGGTTCGTCACCCATGGGCTTGATTGCCACCCAGTCCCAGTAATCCCCATTCTTTTTGGTTTCTACATCCCAGTTGCTACCCCTAGTAGCATCCTTGACAATATCAAAGACTTGTGGGTTGGCGAAGGAGAAAATCTTCTTGTTGCTGTTCTTGCCGTTAGCAGAATAAACAACGCTAGCAACGGTGTAGCCCTTCGGGCCTTTCTTTACGAACTCAGTCGTGACTTCTTGGATTGTGACTTGCATTTATTTCCTTTAATTAAAGTTAATCTCTCGCATATCGGCTTTGTTCGGCCCAACCTTGATCTCACACATGAGAGGCAGTCGTAGGGCATAGTCGAACTCTTCTTTGCAGTAGATGTGTGTGTTCTCCACTGCATCTTTTAACATCACACTAATATTATACACGTTTTTCTCCGGCGTGTCAAGGACCAGGCTATCGTGGATGGTTTGAATAAATTCTCCTTCTAGACCAGACTCTTTAAAGCGTTTGAAGAACGCAACTCTGGCGAGCTTAACAAGATCAGCACCAAAGGACTGGATAGGGTAGTTCTTGATCTTAGTCTCAGGCCACTTCCATCCGTATGCTGTTTGCTTGGGAGCAAAGTTAAAGTAGCGTCCTGCCGGTGTTTCGAGGTATCCATTCTCCTTTACAAATTTGATGTCGTTGTAGTGTCCTCTGGCGATCCCTTTGTATTTCTCGTAGAACTCATCAATGACTCGTTGCCACTGACGCTCTGTAAAGCCAACGTCGATAAAGTCTGAATCCATCGAATAGCCATATGCAGATGCTCCGTATAATCCTATATGTTAGCTGCATGTTCCCATGCAGAGCAGACTATATCATCACCCATTTGCATGGGTGGGGTGCGCTTCCACAGTCTCCTGTGTACTCTCTTTCGAGATAGTCGTTACACCTTCAAAGGAGTTCCAACACTTGTGTTCAATTTGATGGCATCGCTTGCACAATACCTCCAGATTGCTATCAACATTGTTGGTCCGGTTGTGATCTTTGTGGTGCCCTGCCCAAGTTCCTCGCTTGGAGGCGTCGATATCTGTACCACATCGTTCACAACAATAATTAAGATATTCCAAACGTTCTCTTGCAAGTCGCTGGAATACTGACAAACCATGGCGGTAGCCGGAAGCATCCGGCCCCCTTTTACTGCCCCGCCCCACACCTTTGAATAGACCTTTCTTAATAGTCCATTCTTTAATCTGCTGCTTCTGTTTTGCTTTTGCGCAGGGCTTGCAACGCTTCTGGTTTCTTCCAGTACGTTGAAGGACAACACCACAGTCTGTACACTGCATAATTATTTTCCTTTGCTTGGCTCGGGATTGTCCGGTCTGGAGTTCCCCCGAATTCACACCCTTCAACTAATACATTACTGTATTAGCGGCCTTTATTCAAAGCTTGAAGATGAAGATTTTAGCGATTGTTCTAGTCGGTAGTTTGAATCGCTCTTGATTGAGCGCATGGAGATCCAGTTTGTTAGAAAGTTCTGTGTGTAATACGTCATCTTTGTACCTATCCTCTGCTACGAAGATCTCAAGGCTTTTTACGTCTGCATTAATCAGCATACCTACTCACGAGTAGCTCGTCTACTTCCACAGGGGTGTTCTGCATGTTAGGCGCAGATGAGCTAAGTCGGCCGGTGATGACCACATTTTGATTATATTGTGGATGGATTAGATCATCTTGCCAATTCATGTTTTTAATCTTCCCCTTTATGCTTTCAACCATTTCCACGACCTTGATTTTCCCGGACCTCTCAGCAAGTAGTTCCAGAAGTACCCCATTTTCTTTCTTACGACTCTTAAGTTGCTTGAGCGTCGGAGCGTCAGTCTGGTAAAAGCGTGTAGTGGCACTTGGATCCTCCGCCGTTTTCTTAACCTCTGTCCCCTCCAGCGGTTTAAAACGTTGGTCAAACGGAATGGCTGTAGTAAACCATCGTCTTTGAATATAGCTTTGCCCCGCCTTCTCACCAGTTTTGTATACGGCCGGACTTTCGGTTGCCCATTTAAATTGTATTTCGCCACCATAGAGGAGGGCACTTAGATGATCTCCAGAATCGTAATTGAAAGCACCTTCAGGAATCCCATCAGGAAGATAGTCATTAAGCAAACGCTCAATACCGTTAATATCAGATGTGTACTTAGCCACCTTCTCATCTGCTTTAGCAGTATCAAACTTAACACCAGCCCACTCGGCAGCTTGTAAGGTCTTGAGGTCTTCACCTTCTAACCAGACCAATCTTTTCTGTTTTTCAGAGAGCATTCGCTGCTGTACGTCAAAGAGCATTTTTGTAAGCTGCACGTCCCAGCAGTTGTACTCTTTGAGAATGGACAGTGGAATGTTTTCGGTACTGACACCCTGGTTCCAGTATTCGGCCACAAGATCCGTTTTAACTGGCAGACCATACTCTTTACAAGTATCGTTAAGCGATGCAAACCTGTGCTCCTGCCCAGTGTAGATAAATTCCGCTAATTGGCAGTCCCAGACTTTGTGGTTAGTTCGGAGCTTAATACCCACATTAGCAAGCCAGTGTG